CTGATTCTCCCCAGCCACGGACGATATGTGGGAGCCAGCGCCGAACCGATCAGCCGCTGGAAGGGACGCGACGGGGAGACACTCGGCGACGAATGGCGGATCGGTCCGACCAACCGCGGCCACCGCATCACGTTTGACTCGAACCACTGGAAGACTCAGGCCAGTTCCCGGCTGCTGACCCCGCTGGGATCCCCCGGCGCGTGTCTGCTGTACGGTGAGAACCCCGACGCCCACCGGCTCCTGGCCGATCACTTCTGTTCAGAAAAAGCCGTGGAAGTGGCCAGCAAGCACCGCCGCGTCAACGAGTGGAAACAACGTCCCGGACGCCCGGACAACCACTACTGGGACTGTTTTGTGGGCGCTCTGGTGGCCGGCTCGACACTGGGCGCCAGCGTCCTGGCCGGACCACAGAAATCAGACACCCCGCGCCGCCTGATTGAATCTGACGACCTTTTCTGATTGAAGGAGCGACCAAATGCCACGAAAGAAAGCCAGCCGGAAACTCGGGGAGCCACGACCTACGCCAGAAGCCCCCGCCGCAGTCAACCCGGTTCCCGCGTCCCGTTGCCGCAAATGCCAGTCCACCCTGCGGAGCTGCTACTCCAACACGAAACGCCAGACCATCTCCGGGATCGAGCCAGGAACCCACCTCCACTATACCGCCGTCGTCTGGCGGACCTGCCGGTGCGGGAATTGCGGCCAGGCCCGAGTCGATCGGACCTACGAATACGCCCCCGCGCAGGATCCCGCCTGATGAACGGCAAGGATTACGAGGTCCGCCACTTTGCGGAGGACGGCCGAACCGGTCAGCAGTTCCGCCGCGCCCGGGTCCGCAACCTCATGACCGAAGCCACCGAGACCGTCCACCCGGGGGACTGGCCGGTTGAAGTGATAGCGGAGCTGCTGAGACTGACGGATCGGCTCCACTCAAGCCGCGTTTTCGGGGGAGTCCAGGACCACGAACAGCCGGACCCCACGCGCGAAGAAATCGCCCGGGAAGCTGCGAAGATCCGCGCCGAAAACGCCACAGAACTCCGGAAGGGGAAATAAACGCGGATCCCGCGTTTTCTCCGGACCAATAGCCACCGGAGCCCCCCGCAGAGGCTCCCCGCCCCGCCGCTCCGCCTGCTAACCCCGGGGGATGGCCACTTTTGCCGAAGATCAGGTGACTCGGTTCGAAACGCTCATGGCCCGCCACGTGGGACAACGTCAGGTCCAGGTGGACGGGACGATGATCACGTTCGACAACCTTGAGAAAAAGTACCTGTTCTGGAAGAACCAGGTGGCTCAGGAAGCTGGCGCCCGCGCACGGACCGCGGAGATCGACCTGTCATGAGCACCGCCGCCCCCACGAATGGCACTTCGAAACCGGGCCGGCTGGCCGTCATCGGCAACCGGATCGCCACCGCGTTCGGCTACGACGCCGCCGCCGCGTCCAACAAACGCAAGGCCGTCTCCGGGAAGATCAAGTCCGAGGACATGGAGCACCCGCAGAAAAAGCGGGACAGCCTGTCCGCCAACATGCGCGACACGGTCCGGAATTTTGGCCTGGCCGGCTTCATGATCAGGAAACACCTGGACTACGTGTCCAGTTTTAGTTTCCACGCCCGGAACGCGGACGACACGCTCAACGAACAACTGGAAACGCTGGTCAAAGTCTGGAGCCGCCCCCAGAACTGTCACGTTCACGGCCGCCACCCGTTCGCCGCCCTCATTCGACTGGCGGAAGCTCACCGCGTCATCGACGGGGATATCGGCCTGATGACGCTCCGGGATGGAACGATCCAGCCCATTGAAGGCGACTTGATCCGCGACCCCGCCAAAATCCCCAAAGGTCAAGCGTGGGTCAACGGCTGCCACAACAACGCCCGCGGCCGCACGATCGGCTACGGCATCCACCGTCGCACGGACAACGGGAAGTCCACTGAGTTTGCCAAGGAAGTCCGCGCCCGGAATCTGATACTCCACGGCTTCTTCGACCGGTTCGATCAGCTCCGCGGAGTCTCCCCCCTCGCCGCCGCCCTGGACCCGCTCAAAGACCTGCGCGAGAACTTCGAATACGCCCTGGCAAAAGCGAAGGTCTCACAACTGTTTTCACTGGTGATCAGTTCGGACGGGGGCCAGTCGTGGGGAGTTCATACCGACCTCAACCCGGACGAAACCGACGCGAACAAAAAGAAATACTCCGTCAAGTTCGGGACGGCGCCGCAGAAACTGGAACTCGACAAAGGCGACGACGCCAAGATTCTCGAATCCCAGCAGCCATCGACGCAGTTCCAGGACTTTACCCGGAACATGATTGAGCTGGCCCTCAAATCGCTCGACATCCCCACCAGTTTCTATGACGAGTCGCACACAAACTTCTTCGGCTCCCGAGCCGCGTGGCTGCACTACGACCGATCCTGCATTCCGAAACGCGCCGCCGTTTCCGAGCTGCTCCGCCGGCTGACCGTCTGGCGGCTCCGCTTGTGGATCGAATCCGGGGACCTGCAACTCCCCGCCGGGACCACGCTGTCCGACCTGGAATTTGAGTGGGTCCCGCTGGGGATGCCGTGGTGGGACCCCGCAAAAGAGATCAAGGGGGAACTCATGGCAATGGGGGCCGGCCTGGACAACCCACAGCGGATCTGCCGAGCCCGTGGGACGGATTTCTACAAAAACGTCGATGAGACCGCCGCCGCGATGGAATACGCCGCCGCTGCCGGCGTCCCACTCAGTTTCGCGCTGCCACCCGAAAGCCCTCCGGAGCCAGACGAATGACAGACCTGACCGCCGCCCTGGAAGCGCCCAGCACATATTTCCGCTCGACCGTCGCCCGCGGGATCCCGGAAGACGCCGTGGATCAGACCGGGGGAGACTTTGATTCTGGATTAATCCGTCGGACCGCCGTGATCACCCGCGGCGAAGCGTTGGGCCACGGCATGTGGATCGACGATGACTTTCTGCACGGTGTCGCGTTTGCCATCAACGAGTCCGGTAACCAAGGCATCAAAGCCCGGTTCACTCACCCGGACATGAGCGGCGACGGACTCGGCTCCAGCCTGGGACGCATCAAGGACGCCCGTGTCGAAGAGGACCGCGTCCTGGCAGACCTGCACCTGTCCGCAGCCGCCCACAATTCTCCCGACGGGGATCTGGCCGGCTACGTGATGGATATGGCCATCGAAACCCCGGAGCAGTTCGGCCAGTCAATCAACTTTCTGCGCGACGTGGAACAGGAAGAAGCGTTTCTGGAAAAACACGGAGCTGTCCTCGAAGCCGGGACGTGGGGGCCGGAGTGGAACATGGACGAGTTCGAATCCCCCGACCCCGCCAACGTCGACAACCTCCGCCACGCTCGGCTCCACTCGCTCAGCGCCGTGGACTCGGTCGACGAACCCGCGGCCAACCCGGAGGGACTGTTCCACCGGGGCCGCCGTCGGGGAGTCGCTCGCGAGGCCGAGCAGTTTCTGGACTACGCGCTGGGTCTGTCCGCCACCGCTCCCGCACTGACCGCGTTTTCGATGGACCCCGACCGGGTCCGCTCTTTCTTCACCCGCTACGCCGACCGCCGCGGGATCTCCATCACTGAAACCGACCCTCACACCCCGGAGGACGCTATGTCCGAAAACACCACTGTTCCGGAAGCAACTCCGGAAACCGAGACCATGACTCAGGCGGAATTCGCCACACGGCAGGCCCGCTACACGGACCGCTTCGGAGCCGAAAACGGCGCCAAGTGGTTCGGCGCGGGAATGTCCTGGGAGGAAGCCCTGTCCGACTACGCCGCCGAGCTGGAGGACCAGTTGGCCGCCCAGACCGCCAAGGTGGTGGAACTCAACGAAGCACTGACCGCTGAGCGGACTGGTGAGGATCCTATGGACCTGGGACCACCCGCCGCTGCACCGGGCGAACGCGAACCGGGCCGGCTGGGAATCCAAGTCAACGGAACCCCTGAGGACAACTGACAGCACACGACCGCCATTTCCGCGCGAACGGCTCCCCGTACCTCACTCACACGGAGCCGGTTAAATGGCAGACAGTTTTCAGACACTCGCCCACCTGGTCACGATCAATGACCGCAACGCCCTGGACGACGGAATCTCCGATCTCCTGGACGACGCCCCACTCCTGCAAGTGCTCGCAGGAATCGAGGCATCCAACGGGACCGATCACAAATTCCTTAAGGAGACCACCGGACCCACAGTGGGTTTCCGGGCGGTCAACGATGGCCGCGACAACAGTGTGTCCGTCGACACACTGATCACCATTGCCACGAAGATTCTGGATGCGTCATTCAGCGCGGATGTGGCCCTGGCTGACAACTATAAATCCGGCGTCGAAGCCTACCTGGACCGCGAAGGCATGCGCCACCTGAAGGCTGCATTCTTCAAGTTGGAGAAGCAACTTCTTGGAGGGACCGTCGATGGCGATTCAGCGGGCTTCACTGGCCTGGCCGACTCCGCCGACCTGAACGCCCTGGCCGATGACCAGACAGTGGACGCGGCCGGATCGGCCGCCGGCACTGGTTCCAGTTGCTGGCTGATCCGGACGACGGACGACGCCGTGGCGGCCGTCCTGGGGAACGGCGGAAACATCAGCGTGGGAGACGCCACGGTCCAGCGGATCGCCGGTTCCGCCACCGGCACATTCCCCGGCTACTACACCCCGATCCAGGGCTATGCCGGACTCCAGTTGGGTTCCAAATTCGACGCCGTCCGAATTGTCAACCTGACCGAAGACGCCGGGAAGGGACTCACGGATGACCTGATTGCGGACGCTTTGAGCAAGTTCAAAGCCAGCCGCGGCGCCAACCGGATCGCGATGGCCCGCCGGAGTATCACACAACTCCAGCAGTCCCGAACCGCGACCAACCCGACCGGTGCCCCGGCGCCGTTCCCGACGGAGGCGTTCGGCGTGCCGATCACCGTTTCCGACGGCTGTTCCATCACTGAAACGATTATTGCGTAACCCGTTCGCGCGGGATTCGCGCCGGACGGGTCTGGCTCCATGCCAGTCCGTCCGGTGTTCTCGCGTTTTAATACCGACAGGCGCCGCCAGCGCCGGCGTGGGGGGGATTCCTGCCCGGATCCCTCCCGCGCCCTTCTGGCGAAACCGGGAGCCGTTTTGGTTATTGTCGCCCCTTACAGTCTGGCCGATCTGGCCGCCGGTGTTCACGACACGCTGGCGGATTCGTTCGGCGTGTCTGTGCTGTATTCCCGCGGCGCTCTCTCTAAGACGATCACGATCATCCCGGCCCGGACCACGACAGAAATCGGTGCGGCTCCCGAGGGACAACTGCGGACTCCAGAAAAGGCCACCGACTGGAAAATTAAAATCTCCGATCTGGAGCCCGAGTTCGGAGACCCGCAGCGAAACGACAAAATACAGATCACGATTCGCCAGACGGTCCAGGTCTGGTCCGTCTTGCGG